GAGATCAGCCTCCTCATCGAGCTGCTCCTCAGTCTTGATCTTCTTGACCCGGATCTTGCGCTTGACCGTGTTCCATCCCTTGGTATCCCAATTCATCAGCGGGTAGCTGGCGACCGGAATCTGGTCCCCCGTCTTGAGAACGATATGGTAGGCCGGATTCTGCCGGCACTCCAGGAGCGCCGTAGCATACTCCATCTGACCCTTCTTGTCGTTGACGATCTTGCTGGCGAACTCGAGGCAGGACTCCATGTTGGCGTTGTTGGAAGTAGACATTCTAGCAGGCACCTACTCTCTACTCCTTTGCTATAACTAGATCCATTTTAGACGATGTTGACAGTCTCGAACTTGGATTTCTTCTTCTTGCCTCCAAATGCGTCGGTCAACTTTGTAGCAAGAACAACGGGATTGTGATTGACTTCCAACTCAGGCGTATGCTTCCACGGCGTCTTCTTGTTGAACTGAATGGACACTGCGCGATACCGAGCGGCAATCGCAAGCACGATTGCAACAAGACCACCGCCACCAATCGCGGCTCCAACAAGCGCACCCGAGTGATCCTGTACAGGTGCCTGAACTGTAGGTCCTACCCCAAGTCCCGCAACCGGTTTAGGCGACGGCGAATCTGTAGGACCCGGTGTCTCGGTGGGTGTCACAGAAGGAGTCGCACGAAACGACAGACTTGCTGTAGGCGTAGGTGTAGAGGAAGGAGTTGGGCTAGGTGTCGAACACGACGTGGGAGTCGGTGAATAACTGACCGAAGGAGTGCGCGAAGGAGTGCGCGTACTTGTCGGCGTGATAGATGCGGTCGCCCCTGCAGACAGAGACGGCGTAGGTGTGTCCGTAATTGTAGGAGTTCCCGTTGGTGTCGGAGTTCCCGTAGGAGTGTTCGTAGGCGTCGGCGTTGATGTTGACGTCGTCGTAGGACTTGGAGACGGAGAAGCCGTTGCACTCGGAATCGGACCGCCCTTCAGTTTCATCAGCAATCCATATCCATCACCTGCCTTGTCAATTGTGAGTGGCGTAGATCCACACGGAAGACCAGTAGGACCATGATATCCAATTAACGCATTCTGGGGAGCACCTGCAAATCCATAGGGGACGGCAAATGAACAATGGACTGCGGATGCAGTGGTTCCTCCTGCGGGACCGTTTGTCCACGTGAATGGCTGGATCGTGATGGTGTAATTTCCATTCGTCTCTAAATTCCATACAGCAGTCGAGGGAACAGGGAACGGGATCATCTCAACTGTACCAACAACGGGCATTGCTACGTCGGTAAAGAGTGCCGATACACCCGTGCCTATCTGGGTTCCATTCGGGAACGACTTCAGGACAAACCCAATACCGCACGTCTCGTTCGCAACCTGCGAGAAGGCACCAAACGAGAACTGCGACACCTGACCCGTAGTCGACGCTTGAAACTTAACAACTCCAATATGGCAGTCGTTCTCAACTGTGTTATTCACGTATCCGAGGGTGTAGTTTCCAACCGGGACGATCTTGGTCGTATCCATGAACGACAGCGGAGCCGGCGGTGGCCGACTCGGGGCAGGAGACTGTCCTCCTGCGAAGACAGCCGAAAGAGCAAACAGAAGTGTGCGAAGCATTTTGTATGTCTCTAACACTTTAAACCTGTTTAGTCCGTTTTAGTGATCAGCTTCATCTCCACGTGCGACGACTCCATCTCCTTGACAAACAGGCTCATCGCATACGGCATTGGGAGCTTATCGGGGCTCGTATCTAACCGCCCGGTGGCCTTGTCAAACTGAATCTCCGCTCCATCCGACCGATCCATGAAACTCTCATGTAGGAACTTGGACATGCCATGGGCAATCATGCCGTCGCGCTCCATCTCACCAATTGCAAGACCGCCACCAGATGCACGGCCGTGAAGGGGTTGATGTGTCAACAGCGTCTTAGGTCCAGTTGCACGGTAGTTGATCTTGTCCTCTACCATGTGCTTGAGGCGTTGGTAATAGATGGGACCCATGAAAATATCTGCCTGCATCATTTCACCCGTTTCTCCATTGTAGAGTGTCTCATGTCCATGCGGTTCAAATCCGCGCAGGATCATTTCCGTCCTCAGATCGCTCACACGCTTTGATGTCGTAAACGGCGTCGCATCAATAAAGGTTCCGAGTTGAAGACCGAGCTTATTGCTCATAGCTTCCAGCAACTGCCCAATTGTCATACGCGTCGGCAGACCGTGGGGATTGAAGATAAGATCCGGGCGAACACCCTTTGCGGTGAATGGCATATTCTCCTCATCCATTAGCTGACCCACGGTGCCCTTCTGCGAATGACGGGATGCCATCTTGTCACCGGGCATCGGCGAACGTTCCTCTACAATACGGATCTTGACACCATTGGTTCCATCCGACATGGAGTACCGGTAGATGCCATCCACGCGACCATGTTGACCGCGCTTCGGGAGCTCGGACGCATCACGCCAGCCCTTTTCCACTCCCTCCGAATCTGTGATAGGAGTCACAATTCCAACGAGCACCGTCTTGTCGTCCACGACGGAATTCAACTTGATAATACCATCGGAATCCAGCATTTCATACGACACATCCTCCTTGCGTTTCACGGTCTCCACATACTTGGGATTCGTTGCGGGGTTTGCAATCAGTGTCCGCACCGGGGGCTTGACGGACGGATCCAACAGGGTCTCGCGGATATCATATGAGTGAAAATACTGGGTTCGGAACATGCCACGCTTAAGAGCAGCCTTGTTGATGATAACCGAGTCCTCCTGATTGTGACCGCCATACATCGTGAATGCAACGAGGACATTCTCACCGTAGGGCATACATCCTCCAGATCCCATGATTTCCCGGTACATCCACGTATGAGACAGAGGCTTCTGGGGGTTGACGGTAATGGATGCAATTGTATCAAACCGTTTGTTGTAGTTTGTGTGGTACCACGCACATGCCTGTTTCTGCTGTGCTGTCGCAAAGTTATTGCGCGTTCCCGGGTTGTGGTCCAGGAAGGGAACAAGATTGGACATGGGAGAAATACAGAAGGACATGTGAATCTCCGACTGCAGCTTAGAGTGAAATGGCTCCAGCGAAAAGCGAGAAACGCCTGACTCTGCAGCGTCAACGTAGTCTACCAACTTCATTAACGCATCCCACGTCTTTGCAGCAAGCACCTTCTCTTGGGTCACACCTTCGCGATACACCGGACGAATAGGGCGCCCTGCGTCACAAGTGATCGTGTAGATGTTCTCCAGGCGATTCCATGCAAGACTGACATCAAACCGGATACCGCCACCACGACGAAGAGCAATCAACTTAGAATGAAGCTCTTCGGTATCACCCGTGCACAGCCCAACGAGATCGGAATTTATGTAGACGCGGGTCCATGTGGGAACCCATGTAGATGGATGGATATCCTCAATACGTCTCACGAGACCGAGTTTGAACAATGCAGTTCGCACAACTGGCGTAGGGAAGGCAGTTGAAACACGGGCAAGAATCGTCAGTGCTTTCAGGTGTCCAACTCCAGATCCGTCCGGCGAATCAATCGGACACATCAGACCAAATTGCGAAGCATACAACCGACGAGGAGGTGCCGTGTTCATAGACGGATCAATCTGGAGAGACGTCCGCCGAAGCTGGGACAGGTAGCTAATGTAAGACAGTCGGCTCAGCTCTTGCGCAATTCCATCGCGTCCACCCCACTGCCCCTTGAACGACTTTGTGAAACCATTCATGATCCGATACCTTTTCCAATATGCACCAACTGTCTCCCGTTCTATCAGCTTGGATAAGTTGCGCCCTTCATATGTCTTGCGTTCGTACTGTATACGCGAGTCCATCTTCAGCAACATCTCCTGCGCCGTCTCGCGGTAAATGCGACGGAACTCCTGGAACATCAGGTCTCCAGAAGTATTGAACCGCTTATACTCGATATTATCGCGATCCGACGGAGGCTTGCGCTCGAGCGACACATCAATTGCCATCTTCACCATTTGCGCAAGAAGGTATGCCTTGCGACGGAAAAGCACGCCGGGGTTCTCCGATGACTCGATGTGGGGGAACATTAGGTCGTAGATATTCTGAATGACTTCTGAGATGTGCTTGCGTTTAGTAAGGCGCTCTAACACGATCATATCAGATCCCGCCGTCTTGATGAACTGAACGTGACTGAGAATAATCTGCTTGATCGTGTCATCGTACGCAGATCGGTCGGGGTCGGGGACACCTGCAAGAATTAGGTCGTAGATATCCCGGTCTGTTGTCACACCAAGAGCCGCAAAGATACTCATCACTGGAACGGGATCTTGAAACCCGGGGAGCGTGATTACAAGAGATCTCTGGTTCAGTTGCTTCTCAGGATTGGGTTTCTTATCTATAACCGACGACGGCGGTCCAAGCACAAGGTAATGGGAGTACGGACCCTTGGACGCATCCTCGGACACAGACTTGATACCGACATATGTCTCCTTGTCTCCACCAAACTTCTCAGTCTGAACGAACTTATCAGATGCACCCTCTCCTTCGATATTCGCATCTACATTTGCAAGAGATATTGCAGAACGGTTGCGAATACCCGAATACATCATGTTATTGCCAAGGAGTTCCTGTGTCAGAAGAACACGTTCCTTACCATCAATGATGAAATACCCACCCAGCTCGTATTTGCACTCGCCGATGGAATATCCGTCCATCGCAGTCAGGTAGCAGTTACGACTCCGAAGCATCAGCGGGATCTCCCCGATCACAATGTTCTCGAATGTTTTTACCTCGGGCTCCCCTTCTCCGAATACATACTCAAACACAATATCTGCCTTGCATGTCAGCGCATAGCTGGTATTGTCCAGACGACAGGCATGGGGAACAACCGGTGCACCGTGCTCATCTACAGGGGCCTCAAACGACAGCTTACTTCCGTCCTTTCCACCAATGTAGGATCGGATATAGCGTGTAGGCTTGCCCTTCTCTACAAGTTCAAGTTGATAGGGGTTGGATACCTTCACAAAGGTCGGAATACTTGTTTCCAGCATTGCGTTGAACGATGCAAGGTGGTGATCCACTAACGGAAAACTCGTGTCTTGGAACAGTGTCCTAAGCACGTGTCTGGGACCCTCCATTGTGTTTGAGAGCAGTAAGCATTTTCTCTGGAAAGACGAAGAAGGAGTATGTGGAGCGAAACTCGGCGCCCCGAGTTCCTATCTCAAGTGATGGGTCACACCGATGTCAAGGAACGGCTGTCCTCCTACCTGTCCAGGAAGCCGTTCAGGGACGTACTCCTTCTCCACGGTCCTCCCGGCATTGGGAAGACCACGATGGCATTGGCCGCTGCTCGCTCTGCAAATATGGAACCGCTCGAAATCAATGCAAGTCAGTCCATGCGTAGCCACGAGGATGTAGCACAGCTGATTAATTCGTGTCGTCATACACGTACATTAACATCCCTCATTCGAGGTGATGATAAAGCCATGTGCTTGATTCTAGATGAAGTCGATGGATCTGATCCCCACGCACAGAAAAAATTGACTGAGTGGATGACCGGTGGTGAGCGCCATGTTCCTGTGATCATGACCTGCAACGAAGTCCCCCGAATTATGAAGTCAGTTGAACGAGTTGCACTGGTCAGGTGCTTTCCTCCAAAGCCATCAGATCTTCAAGAGTTATTTCCGGGAGAAGATGTTGCAGAGCTCGCCAAACGATTCAAACATGACGTTCGCCGGATCCTGCAGTTTCTACAGTATGGCCAGTCGGATTCGCTCCCACAAGCCACGAGGCCAACCGACTGCTCGCCGGAGGTAGCGCAGATTCTGGGGCAGAAGATGTGGGTGAAGGACGGGTTAGGATGCGGACATCGTGACGACACATCGGGCAGTGGACACTCTGCGTGAACCACTCGGAGATACAGGCGGTATGAAAGGCATGCCCGCAAAAGCGGAGCCGTGTTGCCCCAGTCCCCTCGATCTCCTCTTGACAGATCGAACACGTGCAGTCGCTGATCTCCACAGGCTGGGTTGCTGCAGCAATCTCTGCATCTGTCGGACGAACAACAACCGGCTCATCCCATCCAACCGGAAACGTGAGCGGGATGGTGGCGGTATACTGTACTGTCCGAGTGCTACGCAACGAATGGAGTCGGATGAGACTCATTGCACTCGTGTTGTTTCGCTGGTGCGTCCTGATCAACGCCTCCCGATCATTCTCAGAACCCAAAAAACGAAGGGTCTGATAGAAGACACGATCCGTTGCGTTCATGCCGTGGATTACATCAAGGATGTTGATCTGGTTGTCGTCCTCCATTGGCTTACTTATCGGTTAGAACACGAAAGCTGTTTATCTCCTGCAGAATGCATCCATTGGACCCCTGACCGCCGCCTTGACCATCTTGTTGAGAAGTGGTGATCCCAAGAACATCATGCTGTCCAACTGATCTGCCTTCTTGTCCAAGACTGCAAGTGTGGCCTCCTCTTCATCCTTCAGCTTCTCCATGAACCTTTCATACATTGCCTTGTAGCTCTCCTTGGTTGGTGGCTTGTATCCCTCTAACTGCTCAATACAGAGTGCAAACAGCTGAGCCACGGGGTTCTGGATCTGATTTGTAACATAGAAATTCACATCCGGCTTGAGACTGTTTGCACGTACATAGTCCACGTGCTCAATCCGGTCTCCTTGCTTTGCTTTGTCCTTGTTCTCCGCCACATAGACGAACTGCACGCGGTCTCCCACCTTCGGGGCTGTACCTGGATCACGAGCCTCCATACGATTTGCCAGGACACGGTGAGCGGGAAGCGTAGCAGTCCCCGAGTAGCCATCCTTCATTGCTGCGTAGTCATCGCGCAACGACTTGCTCAGGATGAACTTCTCAATCGGCACCTTATTCTCTAAGATCTTCACGAGCATGTCCTTCACGAATGCCTGAGACTTCTTGATGTCGCGCTCCAGCAGGAGCACATCCAGAGCTCCTCCAAATACATCCTTCACAATCGGGGCATTGTCGCGTCGCTTCAAGACAACGCCCATGGTCATACGCTTTGCCTTGGCAGGATTTGGGTCCTCTTCATACTTCATTCCGACATACCGCTTGCGACAGAAGAGGATGAATGGATAGAAGGTCTTCTCATAGGCGATCTTGTAGGGTCTGCGCATCTGCCTTGAGATGCTTGTTCCGCAGTCGATGCCCATTCGAATGGATTCAGCCACGTCCTTGGTGGGGAATTTGACAAAGATGGAGTCAGTATCTCCGTAGACAACGTCTCCTCCAAACTCGCTTTCGGCGACGCTTCGGGCGAATTGGAGAGCTCGGCGCCCAGCGGCTGTGGTACACGCGGCGACGTAGACGTTTCGGATAGGAGAGGTCCTTGCCCCTGCCTGTCCATAAACGGAGTTTGCAACGACCTTGTAAGCAAGCTGAAGACCGTTAAACACAGATCTCTGAGCCTCATCATATTGTAAATCCTCCATCTTCTGTTTGAACTCCTTGCGCTTCTTCAACAGGATCTCCAGCGTCTTGGGCAGAACACCCTGCGTCATCGGGTTCTCATTCTGCTGAACGAATGTGCAAACTGTCTTACCTACGACCGTATCCCCCTCCTTGTTGTCATACTCAATCTCCTCAAAGACATATCCCTTTTCCTCTAGCTCCGTAATCTGCTCCTTCTTCAATCCACTCCGCTGCGTCGTGAACCCCTCGACATCCATGATCTTCGTGGAGACCCACGTGTCAGGGGACAGATTGTACGCAATCATGTTCGTCGGATAGAGTGAGTTGAAATCAAGAACTGACACGGGCTGGTCGAGATACATACCAATCTTGGGCGGTAACACAATTGCACCCTCGTAGGACACACCCTCGCCTTCAATAATCTCCATAGATCGAATGATCTGATCACGCTGAGATGCGTAATACACGACGGCCGAGAAGATCTTGATACCCTGTCCACGTGTCAGTACAAACTGCATCGGGACCTTGCACACATCGGCCATTCCACGAGCATTGACAATCGTGTCAAGCTTGCCCATCAACGTGGCTACCAGATCGCAATCCTGAATACAGTACCGAGCCACACGAGCACGACCCTCGGGACCCCCATGCCGATGGAGATCAAACATCTCCTGTGGCGACACGTCGTCCTTTGAGAAGGACCACTCCATGTGCTTCATCTGCTCCGGTGTGAACTCAGCAAACAGCGTCCGATCACACTTGATCTTGAATCCACCCTTCTCCACCTCATAGACTTCAAACTTCTCACCATCGTAGACCGGATCGTTCGTGTTGCCAACCAACTCAAATCGCACATAGTTTCCGTTACGCAGACCACGGGTGCTCTTGGTTGTCACCTGGTTGTTCGTGTACTTCAACACCTTGTCTCGCAGAAACGTGAAGGCAACATTGTCCAGCTTGAAGTTGTCCAGGTTGTGCTCTCGACGCATGTTCAGCAAGAGATCAATGCCCAGACGCCCACGAACTTACCCGCTGCCAGCTCCGTCTTCAGTGTAGCAAACTTCTTGTCGCCCCAGTTGGTCTCGATAGTCTTGATACGGGCTAGCTCAAACTGATCACGAATGCCAAGCTTGGTGATACGTCCCTCAATATATGCGTCATCAAAACCAAAGATGTTATAGCCACACAGGATATCGGGATTACGAGTGCGGATCTCCTCTGCGAACTGAAGGAGCATATCCTCTTCCGTATCGCAGGACACGAACTCAACCGTCTCGTCCCCCGAGTCTGCAACATCACCCAGGACAAAGACCACTCTTGCGGTCGGCGTGATCATGTCCGTGGACCGACGATAGGAAACACCGATTTGAATAATCGGGTCCTTAGATGCAACTGGGAACTGGTTAGAGTCGCCTGCGGGGCACATCTCCAAATCGTAAGATGCCACGAGGAGAGGAATGTTTGCCTCGCAAGTCTCCACCGCCGTGTACATGCACGTGTAGAACATGTCTACGAAATACGTCGGTTCTCCATCTTCATCCTCAGGAATGTCAATCTCGAGCGCCTTGGTGAACTTCAGAGGCGACGCAGGGCCCAGATGCTTCTCGTGAAAGAAGCGCAGAAACGGGGGCAAGTTGCTCTCATACTGCACGCCTTTGATCACGGACTTTGCAGCCTTGAATGATGCCAACGTCTCGAACTCCACCTTCCATACATTCGCATGTTTGATGTCGTTGAATCCATTCATCGTATCGTACTTCTTGACCTGGGTCACAACCGGATGGGGATTCTCCAAGATATTCTTGCTCAGCTTGAAGGCATACTCCTCCTGTCCCTTCCTTGGGCCAAACTTCTGCACCCACTTCTTGTTCGACGCTTCGTAGACTGCAAAGATGTCGGGCTTCTCGGATGTGTAGAAATACGGTCTGAATCCGGTCAGTCGCACGCAGGCGACCTTCTTGTTCTCGCAACGACCAAAGACGTCGATAACGTAGGAGCCATTGACATCGTGCTCGTGCCAGTCTACAGGTTGAAGAATCATTTCAGGCTACTGTCTTCTATCTTGGAGTATGTCTGTCCGTTTTTTCTGTGTGACAAGGTAAGAGATGTTCGGCACAAATCACGTGGATTGGTTTAATGCACCGACGCGCATCCGCTCGGACGAGTATGATTCCGCGGCGAAGTCGGTAGGAAACACAAGTGTACTCACGCGGCAGACGACAGGTATGGACTCGGCGTGCTCGGACACGCTGAACCCGGCGGCTGCGATGGCTGACCAGCCCGGCTTTATTGCTCGCGGTGGATTCGGCCAGCCCGGAGGTGGCTGTGCGGTGGATGCCAACACGGATCTGCGCTGGGGCATCCCGGGAGCCTGGCGCCAGAAGGGTAAGCACGAACTCTGGGCTCGTCCGTTTGCCACGACGCCCGATATGGGTGGTGGAAATCCGACGGCCGTCGACGACGAGTCGCACCTCATTCATTCTTCGTCAATCCGCAACCGCAAGGAAGCGACATCGGTGATGGACTCGGCAATCCCCAACTTTTACCAGCCACTCATCGACATCAAGCAGTCTGAGTATTCGAACCCCAACAACTGGATCTACGACTGGACGCGTGGCGGTGATGCGACACGTCTGGTTCAGACAAAACGTGTTGATGTGTCATAATAATGAGGCTCGTATTCTTTGCAGGAAGAATGCCCGACTTGTGCGGTGCGTTCCTTCACGATATTGATCTCGCAATTGAATTGGAAAAAAGGGGACATGATGTTGTGTTCATGTCCCTTGAAGTACCAAAAATAGGTGTCAATGGTGGAACCTATCGCGGATTCAAGTACATGCACTTCTCAGCTGGAGGCAGGTACTTGGATGCAAGTGAAGGATGGATTTGTCCGCACGCACCCGCTCTCCCCGAAGTGCGTAAGCTGAATTCCCGCGGATACAATCGTCCTATTCTGGCCACATGTCATTACGATGGAAACTATCTTGCAATCACTCGGAACAACCCTGGGCGCAGGATTCAGTGGGTGGAGATGTTCATGTTCATCAATTCCATCATGGAGCCAAACTATAAGAAAAATGTGGATCCTTGGCCACCGAATGTGATGCGCACAGCGGTTGTTCGCCCCCTCATGCATGAAAACAAGATCCGGATCGACGAAGAGTTTTCCGGCGATTGCATCACGTTGGTCAATGCAAACCAGAATAAGGGCGTTGCACAGTTCATTGCGCTGGCTCGGCGTATGCCTGAAAGTAAGTTTCTAGGTGTGATCCCGTATTATGGAGAACTCAGTCTCCCCCCTGCTCCGGATAATATTGAGTGGATTCCCTTTGACGATGATATTCGCAACATTCTTAAACGAACTCGGATTCTTGTGATGCCGAGTTACTATGAGAGTTTCGGGCGAATTGCAGTGGAAGCAATGTATAACGGGATTCCTGTGATCTACTCTAGACCCGCCACGAAACCCAAGTATCCGGGTGGAAGCACGGAAGGTGTGCAGGCATGGATTAGTCCCGCTGGGATCCCGTGCGACCGAGAGAACGTGGAGGAGTGGGTGTCTGCAATCAAGGACCTTGATAGTGAAGAAACCTACACTACTCGCTCAAATCAGTCCAGGCAACATATCAAAGATATGAATCTTTTTACTGAGGCGTCTCGGATTGCAGGGCTGGTTGAGCAGTTTGTGCGGGATTACCCTGTGAAGATTCAGACTCCTCAACAACAGCAACAGCAGGCAGAAGATCAGACACCTCGACAGACGGCTGCGAAGATTGTCCAACCGGCTGGTCGGGTAGGGTTTTCGAATGGGCGACTGAGAATACAGCGTTAACCTTATCTTGAAGCCAACGCCCTCGCTCGCACAGCGCGGCCTGCTCAGCATCCATTCCCGTGTCCACCTTCGGCTTTGCCGGAATGTACTTGTTTCCAGATATCACTGGGTTTGCAGGGATCAGAGCAGCCACTGCGTCTACAACCGTCTCGTTCATAAGCAATGCCCTGTTAGCCTCCTCTCGAGTACATCCTGTCATTTGCTGGACCATGGTGACGTCATCCATCTTTTTCTTGATTACTTGTAATACCTGAAGATGCGTTTCATTGAAGATCTGTGCCCACCCGCTCTGCTCTATGCGATTTTCCTGGCAATCCAGCTTGGGTTTGATGCATCCCTGGGTCTGTGGGCTACGTTTGTCATCAAGCTGGTGCTGGGCCTTGCTGTCGTGCTGGTTCTCGACATGTTCTGTGGAATCGGACTTGGAGGTGTCTCGTGGTTCCTGGTTGCTGCTCCCTTCATCATCACATCCCTTGCGACGGCGATTGCGATGGGAACGGATTTTGATACGGTGGTGATTGGCCAGGTATCCAAGGAGAACTTCCTGAATAAGAGCGATAAAATGGAACTCGTTCCGGCAGCGTCAAATGAGGTCAAGTAAGCAAAAATGACGTCTGCCTTCTTCTGTGCTGTCCGCATCTACACGACCATCTGCAACTTCATCAACTGGGCATTTGCCCCGCTCCCCAAGGAGCACAATATCCAATATCATGTCCTATCGGACGACTTTGATGTAGAGGATCTAGAGGAGATGAGTCGTGTCCCTGAGGATAGCATCTACATCGAGGAGTGGGAGAAGTCGGGACGCAAGCGTTGCCTCCTCTTCTACGAGGGCGAGCAGATCCATCGCAATACGTTCAACCCATTCGAGGATGAGCCGCATGTCCCGTGGATTTGGATTGGTGATAAGAAGACGGAGGTTGATCTGACGTCTGCTATGCAGAAGTATATGGCTGTGGACAATGTTATCCGACTGGATCTGATCCTCCATCTCATTCAGGTTCATCACGATACGGAGATTATGTACGTGGACGCTCGGACGTTGCAGGAGGTAAAGTTTCCGGCGTCGGGAGTAAAGATCACCGCCGCAAATGGCAACAAGAATACAGTTGTCGCCTAAGCCGTTTGAGACAGCAGAACGCTACATTCAACTACGCGCAAAGTGTGCCCCGGAGTCCTGGGCTGATACACTCAACCTTATGAACGACATGATCATCATGCCGATCATAATGCTATTTTTACTTTTTCTGAAGATTGCCGATCCCTTAACAGTAGCCATGAATGGAATGAGAGCATATCAAGCATGGAAGGACTATGCCGAGTATACGCAGCTCCGTTTTGAGGTGCAACGTATGATGCTCTATTGTCAAACTACTGGAGGGCCGTTTATCGTGACGAATGATTCAAAGTATATGCCTTACGTCTTTGCAGATGCCGTTCAGCGGGGGATCGCAAAGGCGCCGCCCGGAGGGAGATTGGACGGGTAGGCCTGCTGGTTAGCAAGTCCACGAACACCATCCCCGGCAAATCCATAGCCAACGCCCGCCACCGAGCCACCGCCACGCATCCGGCGAGTGCGACGACTCTTGCCCTTGCGCGACCGACGGCGACGACGTCCACCTGCGGGCTTGTACGCAGCACCATCCGGAACCGACGTCATGTTCGGGACATACTCCAGGGCCCCAACTGCAAGAGGCTGTCCCACTCCGTATCCATTGCCACCGCGCATCTTGCGAGTGCGGCGACGGCCTCCCATCATTTTTGATCCTGAGCAACTCATTTACTCTAGCTTGGGAATATAAACGCCGATCGTGCCGGGGTTCCCGTCATACTGTTCGTATCCTCGAATATGGGTGCCGACGGGAGCATCTGCGATTGTTATCAAGGCTACCAAATCCGGAAAGTGAAACAGTTCAAGCAACTCGGCGATCTTTTCTTGACGTTGCACGAACGTCATGGTCTCATGAATACGACTTCCGTTCAAGACCAGGACATCATATACGATATAACTCTTGGGCGCCAGTCGAACGACTCGAAAAATGGTATCACAACAGACTCGCTCATCCATGACCAAAGCCAGTGCCTCTGGACGTTCTCCCTTTGCATTAGTGAAGTATGCGTGGGCATTACCATTTGAATCATGTGTCAGGTAAATCCATCCAGGATTTCCACTATACTGAGGCACCTGACATGGGTCCGAGATTGGGGATCCCTTCCTTGCCAGCGGAGACAGCCGAAAGGAGGCTTTCATACGTTGGAACATTTGTAGGGATGGTCACTACTTCCTTCTCCTTCACCGGCTCGCTGAAAGCGGGCTGAGATGTGCGAGCAGGACCGGGGTCACGAGTATCAACCGGAGGAGGTAGCTTGGTCGTCACAAGGGGAACCTCGGGGGCAGGGGCCGGAGTCACGGGCGGCTCGGCGAACCTTACCGTCGGGGCGACAACCGGCTCGGGAGCACGAACCTGAGTAGGCGGATACATCGTCTTGACAACATAGAAGACAGTCACGTGAATCAGTGCGAGCATGACGAGCGTAGAGGCGCCTACGGAGAGGATGTTCCAAACGTCCATTTACATATTGAAGACCTTTTCTAAGCATACAACAAACCGCAATGTCCGATGCTACTACGCAAGTTACTGTTGAGGATGTGAAGATTGCACCGGAGGTGGTTGCGAAGGTGGAGGCTGTGACCGAGACGGCTGTTACGGCTGTCGTGGCGTCGGTTGTTCCCGATGCAATGAAGGCTGATGTGGAGAAGATTGTCAAGGATGTCCTGAAGTCGGCGATCAAGGAGCTCCTGGATGAGCTCAAGAAGGCCCCGCTGGGCAAGCTGGACAAGGACGGCGACGGCGTCATCTCGGCGACCGAGGTCAAGGAGGCGGTGAAGGAGCAGGCTCAGAAGCTGGGCTGTGCTCCGACCTGCACGATCTCCTGAAAGAAGAAGGAGACGCCCATAACCTCCTCCTTCCACACACGGGGAGACGCTGCATACAGGGTGAGTGTCACGGGCTCGACGTGATAGACCCTAGAAAACACCTCCGCCTCGTGCGGACGACTAAAAAAAGAGTAAGTGCCATCGGTGTTGACCTGGAGAACCTCCAGCTTCTTTTCATACTCATTGTACCTACCAAACCCGGTATACAAATACCTGGTTTCGTATGTTGTGCCCTTCTGATTGGCGTATTCGGCAGGGATAGTCTCGAGGATTGCGATCTTCATTATTACACTGACACGGTGTTTGCGAAAACCAGAGCGGTCAGCGCCTCATTGTCGGCAATCGTATCGTTCATCTTCTTCGTGGCATCGGCAAGGCCCTTGCGGATAACGTCCCACTTCTCTGCGTCGTTCATGTACTTGGTCGTCCGCGTGCGACCGTCGGGAAACGACTCCACCAGCTCAGACTCGGTCGCAGACGAGAGATCCATGTACACTCGCAACTGGATCTCGTCGTACATCGGGACGCTTGACCACCAGCGTGTGCGAGCCTTGGAGTCCACAATGCGGTTATGCTCCTTCACGTAGCCATCCGTGCGCCCGACCAGCTTGAACGCCCCGTAATCCTTGCGGAACGTCATCGTGTTGCGATCAGTCACGACAACCTCCTTGTCCTTCTCGTAGGTGTCGAGGATCGCCGCTTCATTGTTAGTACCACGCTGCTTCTGCACGGCACCGCGCACCTCGCCAACGAGCATCTCACGCACGTCTGCCGCCAGTTCGCCGTGGCGGAGATTCAGGACCATTCGAGCCTGCGTCTCCACATCGCTGAGCGTGCCACTGATGTCCGTCTGCCCGACACAAGCGCGAACACCTGCACCCACGACATCGCGGATAGCCGAACTACGAAGGACTGCATCCTTCACCTTGTTGACTGAAATACGGCGATCGCGAGCCTCAATGTCAGCGATGCGATACTTGGTTGGAAGATGCTTGACCAGGAGCTCATACATGACCTCATGAGGGCGCTGGTAGCCGTGCAGACCGATGAGACCGGCGACCTTGGAAGCAGAGATTTCGGGGATATAGGCGAGCATTTTGGACTTGAATACTATCTCTTGTTTACAGAAAACCAGATCCATTTTATGCGAAGCTCTTCTGCATTCTGTCGCGGATATCAGGTCTCAGCTCAAGACGCTCATCCCAATCGATAATAAATGTGCAATTGGGCGAAGTCGCCGGGTCATTTGGACACTGCGATCCCATCCCCGGAGAGGCGGGATCAGCATACATAACAATACAGTCGGGAAAATTTGACCTGAGACCCTTTACAATCTTATCAATTTGATATGCTGTTAATCCGCGTACAATTCCGGAATTAACTATCAGAAAGGTATCTTCGTGATCAGACCTTCCGGCGAGACATACAACCGATTCAGATATGGATTCAATTGTATTAGTGATTCTATCTTCAATTTCATTATTCTTATTTTGTTCTTTTGATAATCTCAGTTGCGATGCACTAACTGGAAAACTCATTTGATGCATTGCGCAGTCAACGTTTAAGTTTCGTTTTAAGAGTGGTAATACTATAAGAACATGTCATACGATAGTCGGATGGTAATGCAGGGGCGCGGGGTAACGTCATCGGTAGCTTCTTCTCAGTTTCGGTCTGGAAACAATGCTGCGATCAATGGGTATGCAGCATCTGCTAGGACTGAAAAGGTTTGGGACGGTAAGAGTTCGTCAGAAGCAAAGAGCAGGGCACTTCATTCGGAGGCAAAGGCGTACGAACGGGCTGGTTGGGATCAGGAGCGAACGTATCAACAGCAGAAAAAGAATGCATGGTTAGGGAAGTGACTACGCGAAACTCTTCTGCATACGGACAATGGCATCAATCCACCCGGGCATTCCCTGAAGAACATTAGAAACGGCAATCGTATTTCCAGAGACAATCGTTGCGTCAAACGTAGTTCCTTCACACACGATCAGAATAGCTGCAATCAGAAGATGCTGCTTGGTTTTGGCATCGGTGGGGCTCCACCGCAAACAGTACATCTTGTAGAGGACATCAATGACAGGCCGTGCGGCTGCTTGGGTCTGCTTACGGACAGCATCCCAAAAGATCCAGACTGGGTGAGCTCCGTGGGGTTCAGAGACGAACTCATCAAACCGGTTGGCAAAGATGAGGGGCTGTTTGGTTTGCTTCTTGTGCTCCCGACAGTACGCAAATACCCATGCCATCCAGTACAGTGCACGAGTGGCATCACGGACATCAGACCGCAGACAGTAGACGAACTCGTTGAGTGGAACGGCAACTGGGAGGGGGTCCGCTGGACGAAGTGTAAGCCTCCCGAACAACTGCGACGGGGCTTTAAGATGTTCCTGAATGGTCTGAGGGTCAAAATCATGCAGGGGCTTGATTGTTGGAAGAGATGGCAATTTATTTTTGCGACACCCCGCAAGTGTAGCTGCTACCTCGCAAATAATCTGACGAGCATCTACATTGTTCCGAATGGATGTCATGGTGTGCACTGTGAACCCCTGCTCAATCGGAACATACCGCTCATATGCAGACGCCAAATACAGGAAGACGTTGGGGTTTGCACGGTTAATGTGAAGGGCGGCGGCATCAAACAGCGTTGCCCACAAACTATGAACTAATCCAGAGCAAAGAAGCTCAAGTGACCAATAACATGCGTAATCTGCGTGACCGAGCTGTACGTTTTGAAGGAGAACCTTCACGACGTGCGAACGTGGATGTCCACAGAATGTTGTCTTTTGGAAGTCTGCTACTGTGCGAGAGTCAGTTACCTCCATTGTGTTGGTCTTGTAGTCGTTCTGAGGTGCGTGAACGCATTATCAGAGCCAACTCTTGTTTGTTGCAGCCCTTACATTTGCATTTTTCAGGAAAGCCTGTGCCCGCATAAGTCTCGCCTGTGTTTCAACTTCCTCAAGGGTGGGTGGTTTGCCCCTGGAGAACCGGCGGACGAGCATCACAATACAGATGATAGTCACAATCGCAATGAGCCAGTTCAGCACTACGTCAACCCACGATGTTGTTGCCTGAAGTACCTCTGCCTGATTCTTCTTGTCAATGTTAATTTGATTCCTGATTGCGTCTACCTGCTTTTGAAACGTCTTGACCGAAAACCCGAGATCATCCTTGACGGACAATACCTTATCCTTCAGTCCATTAATCACCTCAATCGTAGACTGTTGTTGCGTTCGCTTGGCGTTCAAATCCCTGTATTGTGCAACCATGTTATCCACGACAGGCTGTGCTTCTGTGGCGGCAACGCGAGCTTGCTCATCGTTTATCCACGAGTCGCCCTTGGTGAGCGTATAGTATGCAATACGGGCAGTTTCGTATGCCAATTCCCCGGCCGGCGTGCCACGAGCATTTTCGGCATCCTGCAACGACTTGAAGGCAGTCGTGATCTTAAGCTCCGTGTCTATCTTTGCATCTGCGACGACAAGCGCGGCATCAAACCGATCAACCTCTTGCTGGTAGATATCCTTATTTGGGAGATCTTCATAGCTTGCTCCGTGTGGTATCTGTGGCGCACCCGGTTCCCCACCAGTCATGTACATCGGCGTCGATGTTAGGGGCACGCTTATGGTTGGATCAGCCGTATACGTACAAGATAACACTGCACCGTTTGCTGTTAAATGGTATCCCTTCGGTTCCGGACACGGGAGTACACACGCTGTTCCAGCCGGAGCAACTGTGAATTCTTTCGGACACGATAGCGAGAACCTTGCCCCCATTATCTAGTAGTCAGATAGATTCCAACAGACGTTCCGACACACAAAGTCAAAAAGACAGCATAGGATGCGTATTGTCCAGGGACAACCAAGAATTCTACTAAGGCCAACAGGATAGTAAATAGAGCTGTTTGGATGACGGACATACTACGCGGGTTCAATATCTCCTTTCGGATCTCCTTGATCGGGACCGGTTGTACATGACGGGTCTTGAGACTGTGTGCCACTTCCTTCATGCGCGTACTTACATCGGATTCCACCGCATACCCTGCGTGTTGCGATTTGATTGTCTCGTAGTCCATTGTTTAACGATTAGGAACAAAACTCTTGAAGGCACCCAGAATCGGCATGATGACGCGGACATCACGGTTCGCCTGCATATCGCGCCAGCCCAGCAGATTAGGGCTAGCACCCTGATTCTTCGAGGCATACGGCGCAATCGTAGACGACATCCTCACAAAGCGAGTAAACTCAGATGCATCCCCAACCATCGCACGACGAACGGGAGGATTGACTTGTCCAAAGGGAGAAGTGGGCATTTTGTTTTAGGAACGGGAATATAATGAGCGCAATGAATGACGGTAGTACGCAACCGACTCCTTCTCCTAACGGTGTCCCGCCTGATCTTTGGGCTGCTCTGAATACATACAAGAACAACTACGCAGCGTATAAGGTCACTGGTCAGAGTGGGTTCAAGACTGCATATGAATCTGCACTTGCTACTGTGAATCAGGCAATCGCGAATGCTCATACATCTACTCAGAACAACGATGCATACATCCAGGAGTTTGTTGGGGACTATGAAGATACGAATGGCGAACTTGTTGATCTACATGAAAAGTCCAAGAAAATCCAAAAGCAAGGCCCTGCTCTGCAAGACGAGCTTGTTCGGACACAACAGCTTCATTCTCATGCGGTCGCTGTAGTCGATGAAACATCTCTCTATGTCAAGGCGTCTATTGTGTTCGGGCTACTCATTGTTGTCGGAATCGTAGGGGCCTTATAGCCACCCTTCCACATCAAGACAAGCACGAACAACAGCGCTGTAATCCCGAGTGCAAGTGCGTACCAAAAAAAGGACGAGTTGAACACTGCCTGATCTCGTGACTGAAGCATACGGAGCGTTATATACTGATCGCGTTGTTCGCGCATGATAGACGCATCGTTTTGAATACCAACAAGCGCTATCAAGAGTTCGTCGCGATATGTCGACATACTGGCTGCATTGCTCTTAACTAGAGCGAGTTGCTCCAACATCGAATGAAGAAGCACAGCCATCTCTTCATTCAGCTTTTGAATTGCAGATAGATCTGACGGATTGTTCGCAGCAATCAATGAATTGTATTGATCGCGCTTTTCCTCGTAGGATGTTTCCAGAGCGTCCATTATTACTGAGCGACATTTACATCCTCAACGCAATAGCGGTAGTAGAAACTCCGCCCAGCGGTGTCCGAGTGGCGAGTCACCTCGACCACGTCGCCTGGGATGGCTCCAATCCACTTAATCATCGTATCCTGCGAATCAATCCACGGCAACTGATTCTCCGGGTCCGAAATCTTGAAGGTATCAAACACCGTAGTGCGCTCATCGTCCGAGAGGATGCGATGCGGCATGGCCATGCGGTGGGTCGTGATATCAAATTGGAGCTGCCAAATATGGAACAAGGCAAGACGCTTCTTGGAATGAGACTTGGCAACGCGCAACACGTTCTCAGACGGGGGGCTCATCGCCACAATGATGATACCCGTCGTGTGACCATTCTCCTCTGCGAACGTCAATACGTTGGTTACGTCCGTAGAGAGAATCTTGTCCTTCTGACTGAACGAGACCAGAACACTCCCGATCGTATACAGCGTCACCTTCTCCATCTTCTTGTTGTCAGTTGTGATGCGCTCGGTGGTCGTCTCAAGCTTACGGCGCCCAAGCATCGTGCGGAGAGTATCGAGTGCCTTTTCCTCCATTGTATTGCCTGCTCTCTTACAAACTATGACATTCGTTTTTTTCGGGAGCTTGAACAATGAAGCAGTGGATCTGGTTCGTACTTGCAATTGTTGTTGTAGCCGGCGTTCTTAAGCTCATTGGACTGGAGGGTTTCTACGGAGGAAGTCCCGAGTCTAAGTTCACGGATCGTAGCCAGCAGAAGCGTGCGATGGCTCATGAAGATTCGTCGTACGCCCAGCGGACGAACCACTTTGTTCAGGATAATGGAGTTGGTGAGGCACTCGGATCTGATACACCGTGGCAGGTAAATCAGTTTAAGAGCCGTATGTGAGAAGGACTAATGGCAATAAAGGCAAAAATCCCAAAAGCTCTTCGCGAACAAGTATGGTTAGTTCATGTAGGGCCTAAATTTCAAACCAAATGCAGGGTCTCGTGGTGTACGAATACCATGAACGTGTTTGATTTCCATTGTGGGCACAATATCCCAGAGTGCAAGGGTGGACAAACAGATGTGAACAACTTGGTCCCCATTTGCTCGCGATGTAATCAGTCAATGGGGAGTCAGTATACAATTGATGAGTGGAACCGGAAATTCGCCGCTCCTCGTTTGTCGTGTTGGACGTGGTTCAAATATCTATGCTCAAGGTCTTAGGCGGTGGTTGCTCGGGCTTGGTCCCCTCCTTACGGTGCCGTTCTACATCGTCCCAGAAGGCCCGCAGATCGGGTAAGTGGTCTGACAGCCAATTCGGATCCTTGGGAACAAAGTCTTTCTTGATATCCGTGAGAATCCAATACACATACTGGTAGTCCTCCGTTAGCCCAGATTGCCACTGGTGAAGTTCGATGGTGTCGGGCTTGTAATCCACCTTTCCAATCGGGTCCACTGCAAAGACACCCTTCGTCTCAACACTCTTGTCCCACTCTGTAAAGTTGGACTGCTTAAACCGGAACTCCACATACTCGCACTCATCAATCCCCGTGCACTCCATCTGCATCTGCATTTGGTGCACGTAATAACTCGGGATCTCATCCTTGCGAGCACGGCTCATCGGACACTTGAACTCCACCAGACGACCGTAGCGCATTGGATCGGCGTCGGCATACCTTGGCACAATCAGGCCGTCCGGAGAGGCACCTAGGAACTTGTGGACAGGGTGCTGGCAGCAGCCCACATCAATGATATCGCACCCGGTTGAGTCCTCATAGATCTTCTTGGCAACCGGTTCAAATCGCGTTCCCCAAATCAGTGCAGGAATTGCATTGAATGGATTACTATCTGCCCTCGCAGGTGGCTCCAGCTTCTTCTCCAGGAGCTCAAGACGAGATGCAGGTGTCTGCCACACCTTGGACACCTCAGACGCAGTAATCATGGACCCCCGCTGGGCGTGCCAAGCATCCGTCCGCTGGTCCTGCTTTCCATACAGACGAACCGTCCGCTCAAATGCCCTATCACGCATCCACAGGCGCCCCGTTGTCCCCGTCATGATCTTTTGCATCACTCGCATAACTTCCATCCTCAGGAGGCGGTACGAGATCCCCGGTGCAAGGGATTTGCACAGCGTGGTAAAACGGCGTAGACGGGCGTTGAGGTGCGTATATGGGCGATCCTCCAGAAGATAGGACGCTAGGGCTTCCTCCATTAGGGTTCTCTACATTGCTACTCGAAAGTTCATTTTGCCGTTGAAGAAGGCGAGCCTCAAAGTCGCCTGCGCCCATGACGCCCAGCTCACTCGTGCGTGAGAACATCTCCTCATACATCTTCTTGAACTCAATGTCCATCTCGTCCAGCTCACCGAGGGGAACGCCCTTATCCTCCATGATCGGCAGAACGTCATTCTCCTTGAACACCGGATCGGGGGGCTGGGGCTGATCACGCAACATGTCCAGGAACGTGGGGTAGACTTTGTCGCCCTCAACCATCATGAACTTACCCGGGGTGGTGGCTTCCATAACTCCACCCTCTTCGCGAAGACGATCAATAACCTCTCCAATGCAGACCGCCATTCCAATACCAGTTCCAGCATCAATATAGTCTGCCGTAACTCGTTCGGGAATAGGGTGTGTTCCAGTTGGCACGATAGTCGTACGAGCATTAACCTCAGCCATTTATCTTTACTCTACCGACCCACTTTAAGCGAGATTACCGCAGTAGAAATATAAAATGGAGGTCATCCAGAACCGTGATCATTGGGTTCTTCACCGCCTGCAGGGGTTCTATTCAAACGAGGAGAATTTCAAGAAGGTCCAGAGCATCCTTTCAGGCGAGTCTAAGGTTAGTCTGCGTCTTCTGGACTGGCTTGTGACCAATTACGCGAAGAAGCACAATGTCGCCTACCTGGTGGGCAATCGCCACGTCATCGTCTATCTTGCATACAAGTCTCACCTGAAGGCGTATAGCAAGAAGATGTTTGACCCCTTCTGTCGTTGGAAGCGGATCCAGTTCATGGGTCTTGACACGACGGTGGGCCAGCTCAACTTCTTTGAGTGGGCTCTGCAGGATGACGTGCTCAAGTACCTCGAGGACAATTACGATGCGATTCATGCAGACATGGATGCCTGTTCCACGACCATTCAGCCCAAGACGACCGAGGATGGAACTCGTCGCAAGCGTCACGAGTTGAGCCGGTCTGCGACGAAGGCTGTGCGTCACCATGACGTGAAGGTTGTTGTGTCCTTTGAGTAATGCAATCGGTCCTTGACCCAAGTGTTCTCTATATAGACCTCTCTCGTGACGTTGTGGAGCACGATGTAGATGTCGTCTCCGATTTATGGTCAATGGATGGCCGTGATGTCTATCGGGGTTCCCGCGATACACAGTA